GATATATCTTTTGTGTATAGATAGCTTATTGTTATTGAGACTCATTTTCAATAAGGATTTTAATATCCCTTATATGTCCTATATTCTTGAATTATGATAATTATATATGATATCTTATACAAATATACTTATTTTGGTAATAATATTAGGTAAATAGGCTAATATGATTAGTTTACATAATGAAACATTATCAGACTCAAGAAATAAAATGAATAATATAATTGATAATATGTACCCCTCCCTTGGGGGGTACGGGGTCTCAGTATGCTATATATCCTCTTGCGATAATTTCCCCTTAAATATTCATATTAATCATAACTTATTGAATTTATTGAGATAATGTATATTTTATGTGAATAAAAAAAATAGAGAGGAGAAAGAAAATGAGAGGAGAGGATAAGGTTTATTGTTGCAAATGTACGTGGAGTTATGATAGGCGGACCTGTTGTGCCCCCCAAAATAGATTGCATAAAAATTTTTGGAGACAGAAAATGTGGAAGAAACCAAAAGAATTAAATGCATTTAATGATTGTGAATGGTACGAAAAGATAAAAAAATAAAGAGAGGGGGGTGTGATGGAAAAAGTATATTGTAAACAATGTAAATACTTAGAAAGTTCTGGTGGTGCAATTTTTTTATGTGAGCCAGATACAAGTTATATATGTATTCATCCTGATAATTTAGGAGGTTATACCGATTCTCCATTAGAGAGACATCCCCAACGAACAAAAGAATCGGTTTATATACTTAATAAAAATAATGATTGTTCTTGGTATGAAAGGGGAGAATTTATAGAACATTTTGATATATAAGATGAAACTTAAGCTTATTTTAAATTATAAAAAAGATGGTTCTCATATTGCCGAGATGTTGGGTTTTTCTGAAAGCATTATTACCGATATAGCTTCGTTTATTAATTCAGAATTGAATAATAAGATTACTCCCGTTCAATTAATTAATATCTGTATTGAGAAATATAAAGATGCTGATTTATTGATAGCATTCATGCTGATATGGAATATCTGTATGGTTGATGCTCAGGCAAGGATGATTTTAGACCACATAGAATTTGCGAGGATGGGGACAGTGATGCCGAGGGAAATCCAATGACTCTTACCAGCAATTCATTCATGACGGCAGTAGGGGTAAGGAAAAACAAAAAGCTTAAAGATAGGATTGATAAGACACAAAAGAGAAAAAAGAGAAAAAAGAAAACAAAATGATACCTATTTTAACGGCGGCGGATTGGTTTTTTCTTCCTGGTCTAATGACATTATTTTATAGCCTTAGAGAGCATTCTAAGCTTTCCGATAATCAGCAAATTATCGTTATAGAATTTGAGCCATTTACAAATGATGATAGGGGGAAACTGTCTGCTTTCGGATATGATATTAAGTTTGTAGATATTAGAGAATTCGGAGATTATTCAGAGATAATGTTAGACCCATTTCAAATTGGTATGCCACAGAAAGCATCTATGTACTGGCGGTCTCTGATGCGCAAAACGCTTATCTTCCGTCTCAAACTCGAAAAGCTAGTATGGCTTGATGCCGATCTACTCTGCTTGGGGGATATAAGGGCGATATTCGATATGCCCCATCTGAGTTTGTGCCATGATTGGGGAATGAAGCCCCCGCAGGACGTGATGGGAAATCCGATGGTTAATACGGGGGTGATGGTGATATCACCGGAAGAAGAAGATTTTATAGGACTTCAAAAAACGCTTCACACCAAAGATGAAGAAATGAGCAAATATGGGGTAGGGGGAGACCAGCCGGTCATTAATTGGTATTTCTATGGAGAAAAACCAGATAAAGTCAATGTCATACATCAACGATGGAATATATTGAAACATATTTATACTACCAATTCTGGGTTGTTTACCGATTGCTGGAAAGACCCCAAGTTTGTTCATTACGTCTCTATAAAACCGTGGGTATATTCTGAAGAAATGCCCTGCCCCGAAAAAGATGTATTTTTAAAAGATAAATGGATGGATTATTTTAAAGAAGCAAAAAAAATTGTACGTGGAGGAAAAAGATGAAATGCCCGATTTGCGGCTCAGATTTAAAGAGAAAACCAGGATCGTCAAGATGGTATTGCCCCAATTGTGGATGGACTGATACGATGGGCGCGCCAGCAACGGCATCAAAAAAAATAACATCAACCAACAAAAAGAAATGGCCTTGGAGCAGAACGAAATGAAAATACCATCTAGAGTAAAAATAGGTGGTCATTGGTTTAAAATTGTTTATAAAGATGATGATAAAGATGATTATAGATTAACGGGGGGAGTGACCCATTGGCAAAATAAAATTTTTTTACAAACTCAATTAACGCAATCAAAAAGGGAATCTGTTCTGATACATGAAATAATTGAAGAAATAAGTAGTCAAAATGATTTAAAAATAGAGCATCATATTTTGTCATGTTTAGCAGAAAGAATTTATCAAGTTTTGGTAGATAATAAATGGCTGAAATAACAACTGAAGAATTAGACGCAAAACTTCAGGAAGAATATCCCCTGTATTTTATGGAAATGCATGAGGGGCAGGAGAAGTTTATCCGGTCTAAAAATAAGCGTGGGGAAACCCCGCGAAGAAGGATTTTAGAAACGGGGAATCAATGGGGAAAAAGTCTTTTTGGATTTTCAGAAGATATAGCCCATATGATCGGATACCGTCCCTGGCTGCATGAATCCGATCCCGATCATAAGATAAATATCAATATTCCCAATAAGGGCCTAATCGGTTGCGAAACTATGGAGCATTCTGTTATCGAAATAGTCTTGCCTTATCTGAGACATCTTATACCCCAAAATTGTTATCCAGAAAAACATTTTGATGATATCTGCATTAAGAATTCACGTGGACAGGTTACACAAATTACCATTCCCGAAAACGGCAAGGGGAAAAAATGCGGAAGTACCGTATTTATCAGGTCGTATGATCAGCATCCCAAAACCTATGAAGGTCCCCAATATGATTGGGTACATTGGGACGAACCCCCCCCACAGAGAATTTTTAATGCGGCAGAACGTGGGAAAATAAAAACAGATGCCCCCTCATGGTTTACCATGACTCCACTTAGGGAAGCATATATACATGATAAATTTTCAAGTAAAGCCGATTTTGATGATGAAATTTTGGTAATACGGGGAGCAATATGGGAAAATTGCAGGGATTGGTGCTTTAGATGTGATTTAACCATTAAAGAAAATGAATCCGAAAGAAATATAAAGAAATGCCCCCAATGTGAGAAAACGATGGGATTTTTGCCGAAATCGGGAATATTGGAATACCTCAAAACCCTTGATGAAGATGAACGGGAAACAAGAGAACTCGGTATTTGGAAACATCTTTCTGGACTCGTATATAAAGAACTCGATCATGGTATCCATACCTATGATGATTTTCCACCCCCCCTGCATTTTATGAAAATAGAAGCCATAGACCCCCATGATGCCAAGCCAACAAATGTATTGTTCGGCGCAGTATCACCAGAAGAAATTGAAATAGGGGGAAGAATACTCCATAGAATTTATTGGTACACATATTTAGCCATTAAGGGAGACTATGATGCGGTGGCAAGGGCGATTAAGGCAAGAAGGGCACAATTCGGATATGACCAACCTTCGTTTGTGGTAATGGATGAAAAATATGGACTCAGAACACAAGCCACACAGAAATGTTGGAAAGAGGAACTTGAAGCAAGGGGAATAACGAGAATACGGACATCCAAATCATCTTCTGGTGATGTAGCAAGGGGCCATCAAAAGGTGAGAGAATATCTTAAATTACATCATTCCGTTTCCTTGGGAAAAACAATGCCAGGCATGATGTTTGCCAAGCGGGGATGTGCCGGAGAGAATGGGCCGATCCATGAAATGTTTAATTATCAGTGGAAAGAGGGAACTGAAAAACCAGAAGAAAAATTTAAAAACTTTCCTGATTGTGTGAGATATGTGGCTTTAGAAGAGCCGACTTATAGGGGACCAGAGCATGATATACAGATGCAGGAATTACTTCAGAAAAGAATGCAGGATGCCTATAAAATAAGGCGGAGAGAAAGCGCAATAGTCTAAATATGCATAAATCCAAACAATCAGATCCATTAATTATTTTTCTTGATAAGATTATACGGCATTTTAATGCCATTACAGTTGAATTGAAGAAATTGAAGGAGTTTAAAGAATGCGAAAACCAAACGAAAAAGAATTTAAAGACTTGAGAATACTACTCGGTTTGTTACAGAAGGCTTAAGATTATTGCCGAGATTATTTTGATAGGGGGAAACGGTGGTATAGATTATGGCGGTTTGGCTCGGCGTTTGACGAAGATGATTGGCCTTATGTCAATAGAACCAGAACCAAAGATATTTTTGCGTTTTGCGAAGATTCAACGGCCTTAACGATATCAAGCCTCTTGGCAACGCTACCGCTGTATTCAGTAATTACACGAGAGACCTCCGTTTTTACAAAAATGTTTACGGGGATAGACCCAGGGGAAGTTGGAACACAAATCGAAAAGGCCCTTTCTAATCAAATTGAGCATGAAGATGTGGAATTTTTACAGGAAATGACCGATTTTATTAAATCAGGACAAATATTTGGTAATTCTTATTTAGGAGTTTATCCAAAATTTGATGAAGATGGGAATTATATTCGTCCCCTTATAAAGGGGCATGAGTTTTGGGATGTTATGCCCATACCAAGGGCGACAAGAGTCACCAAGGCAAGGGGAATTTTTATAAGGGAATTCATGACACCGGAAGATCTTGAAACTCTGAAATCAAGGGGATTCAAAAATATCGAAGGTATTATAGCCGATACACCAGCTGGACTTGATGTTGAATGGCACAAAACCCTTTTGCAAGAACTCGGCATGGAATCTTATGTTGTAGATAAAAATAACAAAGAGGTTTTGCATTATTTTTCTAATGGTGATGTTATTTCGATGGTAGATAGGGGGACGATTATTCGTGATACAAGGGGAGATAGGGTAAGACCATATCCTTATGCATTACCACAAGTGCAATATAAATATATCCCCGTTCCATTTGAATTTTTCGCAATGGGAATTCCAGAAGTTCTTGAATCGTTGCAAGAAGATCGTAATCTTATCAGATCTGCCAGAAGGGATAATATAGACCTTATTATTCATAAGATTTTATTGTTTCGACAGGGAGCCGATCTTAATCTTGACCTTATAGGCAAAGCCTATCCGAGTGCATTATGGCCCGTAACCGACCTTGAAGGCGATGTTAAAGAGTTTCCCATGACTGATGTTTCACAATCGGCCTATAACGAAGAACAATTGCTTTCTCATGATGAAGAAAATGCTATGAGTTTTTGGGGGTATGCAAGGGGCATGACCCCACCCCACCAAGAACAACCGACTACCGTAATGAGATTACAACAGGCTTCCCTTAATCGTCTTGATCTTGCCATTAAACTGGCAGAATTCGGCGTATTACAGCAGATAGGTTCGAGAGTGATGTTGTTAATGCGGCGATATATGCCACAGGAAATGTACGAGGAAATTATAGGTGAACCAGATAAAGGATTTTATCAATTAAGCGAAGAACAATTAAGAAGATTTTATTATGTTAAGCCAGTAGGTTCAAGTGTTACCCACATTAGGGAACTCAAACAACAGGCAATATTACAGGCCATTCAAACCCTTCCGGTACTTGAAGAAAGATCAAGAATGTCATCTAATCCATTTGAGGTTAATTATTATAAAACAGCCAAAGAATATCTTGAAACAGTGGAAGTTCCAGATGCCAATGAAATGATTAGACCATTACAACAAATAGCAGAAAATCCATTGGGCGATATAGGAATGCCACAACCTGATATGATGGAACAGTTAGCACAACAAATGTATGGAGGTATGTGATGCCAGCGGCATTTGATAGATGAATAAAAAATGGCGGGCGAGTTCGCACCAAACAATTAAGTGACGGTAAATATATGTATATTTGTTTTCTTAATGGTAAATCTTATGCGGGAGAGGTAAAAAAGAAAAAGGTTATTAAGAAAAAAAAGAAATAATTTAAGGGATGAGAGAACGGATGTGTAAACATGAATGGATAGAAACATCTGATGATTATATAAACAATGTATTATTTTTTCCCGTTAAAAAGAAAAAATGGTATGATGGTGGTATGGTTACATATAGAAACATACAATATTGTAAAAAATGTGGTATTTTAAGGATTAACCCTGAACATATTGAAGAATAGGGGAAAAAATGGCTGATGATATAGGCATGTGGAAAAGAAATGTTATGAAGGATGCTGGCAAGCTGCGAACAAAGAAAAATGCAATTCCCAATATTGGTGGTGTTACCAATAATGAAATCTTAGAGATGGGAAATGCTCTTGAAGAAATGTCTAAAACAAAGGGCTGGCTTATAATGGAAAGTTGGATATATAATGAAACAAATTCCATAAAAATATTAGGATTAAAAACTGATTTTGAAAGAGGTAGAGCGGCAGGTCAGCTTTTAATGATGCAAAGAATGGAATATATGATAAGCAAAAAGAATGAACTTGTAGAAGAAGAAAGAGTCAAGAAAGAAAAAGAAGCAAAAAGAAAGGCGCAGGAACAAAAAGATATTGACAAATAATAAAAAATATGATATAGGCGCAAGATAGCAATCTGTTCCATATTGGAACAATGTTATAGGCCACTAAGGGGGAGTTCCCCTTGATACTCACCGGACACTCAGGGATATATATCCCCCTTACACGCCACAAATTTTCAGCCCACCTACGTTAGTAGCACGGCTCCCAAAACGGAGCGATTTCATGACACAACCAAATGATCTCCCTGATATTGAGGGATTGGGGGAATTTCTTGCCCCAAATCAGGATAAAGATCAGGAAAATCCAACACAACAGCCCCCCAAAGAGGACAAGGCCGATGATTTGAGCGATTATGATCGTCAGATGTTGGAAAGACTTAAAAATCCAAAGGAAACCCTGAAGCATATTAAAGAAATTCAGGGATTTGCCACAAAGCTTTCGCAAGAAAAGAAAACCCTAGAAGAAAAATTGGCCCAATTAGAACAAGAAAAAGAAGAACTTGAATATGGACAACCAATTTATCACCAGCCACAACAGCATTCCCAAATCAGCGAGGAAACGCCAGAACAAATGATTGAGCGTCTCGTATCGGATCGGGTAGCTACAGAAAGAATGAAAGACATTTTGGAAGATGAGCGAACGAAAAACCCTAGAGATTTTATGCAACGCTATGCAGTGGTACAGCAATTAATTAATGCCAATCCTGCATATACCGCAAAAACGCATACCACTCGCGGGGTCCGTGAACTTTTCCAAAAAGCGGATGAAGAAATAGCCAAACAATATAGATCGGCAGCTTTGCGGGCGATAGAAGATATTCCAGATGATCTTCCCCCCGAACAGGCAGAAAAAGTAAGAAATAAGCTTAAAGTATTGCTTGGCGAAAAGACAACACAATCAAAACCTTCTAGTGCCTATATGCCTGATGTGACCGGAGCTTCAAGAACAGAACCAAAGCAAACAAATTATGACGATGAAATTGCCAAGGCAGTGGAAGAAGGAAACCTTGATAAAGTTGCAGAACTTGAATTTGCAAAACATTTAAGCACATAGGAGGCAATTAAATGACTTCAACACAGTTTATGGCTGCCCCTGGTGGGTATTCGGCAACATTATCGAATAAACTCGATAAAATTGATTGCTCACAGTTGTTGGCAGCCGTTTTAGTACAAGATAAAGCACTTTTGGGACACATAAAAATGGGATCAGTTGGTTTTAACATTGAACATAACTGGATCGAAGATGAACTTAACCCCATGTATATAATGTGTTCTGGTTCGGCTAATAACAAAATAACCTGTTCTAGTGGTTATGCTACTGCTTCATTAACTAGAGTTCT